AAAAAAGGTGATACCTTTGCAAATATGTCTATTGCAACTAATAAAAAAATTAAAGACGAAGAAAAAACAACTTGGCATAAAGTTGTAGTCTTTGATCCTAGATTAGCAGAGATGGTTGGTAAGTATGTTAAGTCTGGTACTCAAATTTATCTTGAAGGTGAAATTGAAACTAGAACTTATGAAGATTCTGGTGGACAAAAAAGATATGTAACAGAAATAATTGTTCCAAGATTTAGTGGAGTAATTAGAATGTTAAGTTCAAAGAAAGATAATGAACCTGCTGCATCAGCCCCTGCACCTAAAGCAGATGTTTGGGATGATGACAAACCACAGTTTTAAAAAATTCTTTTAGCTGAAAGATAGAAGTTATTGGAAACACCGATCATTGATTAAATAAAGAATTGGAGGTGTTTTAAATCTAATCCAGTCTTAGGATGATTACCTAAGTAAAAAAATCCAATGCTTCGTTAAAAAATTTAGGAAGGTTTCAAATCAGTTGTACCTTCCTAAGTAGGCAATACAGTAATCCTGTCGTAACAAAAATCGCCTCTATTTAATAGACGCTTTACAGTTACTTCTGAAGCACTAGAATTGTAAGTTGTAAACTTATTGGTCTAACAGTACCACTTTAGCGAGATACTGTGCTAGTAGTTCATACTTATCTAGCTCCTGTTAGAGTAAGCAATGTCTGATAGTCCAGTATGGTGAAATCATATATAACACCATTGGTTTATGCTATTTTGATGTTGCTTACTTTTAGTAAGTAAAGTTTCCATTTTTGCATACAATATTCTACTTATTAAGAATTTGCATTAGGTCATAATAAGCTTTGCTTACTTTTAGTAAGTAATTTAAATATTCGGACTTGTAAACTTACAATGGTATTTCTAGTTTAAGATTCTGTAAGTGTACCTATACTAGATAAAGGCCCAAGGAGGTTTAAGTTGCTTACTTTTAAACTCTATAGCTTCTAGAGTATAAAATTATGTTGCTGTCTGTAGTGAGCAGACGTTAACTCACTTTTTTTACTATATAAAGCCTTAGTATTAGTGTGCTTATTGAAGTTGCCCTTTAATAGCCCTCACACCTTCTAAGAGAAGCGTTAAACATATTATGACAGATGGGTAGTATTACGCCTTCTTAGGCTTTCTACGTTCAGATATAGGCTTTTTAGAGCCTGTTTCTTCAAACTGTTCTTCATGTGGAGTGTTATTTAATAATTCTTGCATAAACTCCCTTTCATTCTCGTAAGTTTTATCGTCTGCTTTATCTTTATCCATTAGCTAAGAGGATTTGCACTACTTAATTTTAATTCTTGTAATTGTAATTTAAGAACTTCTATTTCTTTTTTTAAAATTGCTATGTCAGTATGACTATGTGTATTATCTACACTTTCTAATGCTTTAACTTTTTCTTCAAGTACAGCAATTATAGAAATATCAATTGTTTTAGATGCGTTTGTTAATACATCAATCTTAGTCATAATTTCACCATACTTTATAAATCCTGCTCCAATACTTCCAATGAGTCCAATAATAACTACAATGTTTGTTAAATTCTTTTTAATATTATCAACCATTTTTTAACTCCTGTATTTCTAACAATAATATATTTTGTTTATATTTATTATCGTTAAGTTTTTTTAATTTAATTTCCATTATATCGTTATCAATATATTTAACTAAATCAACATTTTTATATATAGATCTATTATCAAATATTTCAATTTGGTTTAGGTATATGTCTTTAGGTACATAAAATACTATATTATTATAAGCAACAAGAGATATATCGCTTTCTATCATTCTATCCATTTTAACTAAATTTTTTAATTCTAAGTTTTTTACTGGATCTTTTACTTTAGTATCAATCTTAGCCATTATAACTTTTAACTCTGGTTTAATCTTCTCTTTTGTTTCTACTTTTTGTTTAGATTTTTTAGCAACAACAGTAGATTCTTTTTTAATAGTTTCTTTAGGTTTTTCTTTAGCAGCTTCTTTAATTACTTCTGCAATAACTTCTTTCTTTAATGTTTCAACAGCTTTAGTTTTATTCATTACTTGAACTACTTCTTGTACTTTAGCAGTTTCTTTAACAGTTGCTGATTTAGATGTTGTAACTACAATCTCAAAATTTTCTGTAAGTTCTACACTTGTTACTTTACCACCTGTTTCTACGTTTAATTTTTCACTAATACTTTCTTCAAGTCCAGATATAACATTCCATATTTCAGACTCATTTAAATTAGCTGTACCTAAACCTTCGTTCATATCTTTAATTTCTTGTGCAGATAAAGGTTCGTAATCTTCTATAGGAAAATCTAAAGCCATTTCAGCTCCTAATAAATTTGGCCCCATTAAAGCTGATGATGTACTTTCTGATCCATCAACTCCTGTCCAAGACCATTCGTATTTATTAGCATGAACTCCATTATAATGTAAGCTATCATCAAATGATCCTGCATTAAGATTATAACCAGAATCTGTTGTTCTTATTTGAGTAGATGAAGCTAATACATTTTCGTCTGCATCTAATACTTTCATTGTAAGAGTATAACTATCAACTGCACCATTAGAAGAACCACATTTGTAAGCTGATTGATTCCACTCACAGTTTTGTACTGATATAGAACTGCTTAAATTTATTCCACCATTAAGTTTTATTTGTGTAGAAGTATGAGTAACACCATCTGGTGTGCTATCTCCTTCTATACCAACTAAACTTCCAGAAGCTGTAACTGTCATGTCATGCGATGCTTCTAACTCTCCATTAAAAGCACTACCACAACTACTTGATACTTGTACTTCACAAGTAATAGTAAATCCATTGTGTGTTGAGTTATTAGTTAATGCACCAGTTGAACCAGATTGCACTCCATCTAAAGTTGAATTAGTTAAACTTGATGTAGTTGTTCCAGCATTAGGTAATATGTTTGTAGTAAATGCTGTATCGTTTTCTTCAGCTAATCCTACTGAATTACCAAACCAAGTTAGCATTAACCATAAAAGACTACCCCAAATTATCCAACACCACCATTTCATTTTATTTTATCCATATGATAATAAATACGACCTATTACTTTTTCAAACCCCATCAATTCTTGTTGGATCATATAAACTAAAGTTTGTAATTCTATTAAAGTAATTAAAACCCAAGTGCTAAGTCCCATAAGAATAGTACCTAATAAAGCAATTAATGCTGTATTATGTTTTCTGTTCATTTAATCATTGTTTTACCCTTATTTATACCTTTCTTGATAATGTAGTTTTGAGTTCCATTAGCACCTGTTTCTACTTCTTTTTTAAGGTTTCTAAACAAACTCATCTCAACAATTTTTTTATAGTTTTCTTTTAAATATTTTTCAATTACTCTGTAATCTCTCATTTATCACTTTCTAATTCTATAATTTTAAGTTCTTGAATATGAATAGACTTATCTATTTTATCTCTTTTCTTCATTCTTTTAACGTAAGTTTTATAGTCTGGTCTTTCAAAATCATATTTTTTCCATATTGCCATAGCATTTTTACCTATCTGACCATCTATAGGACAAGGAGTTCCTGCATTAATCATAGCTTCAAAGACTCTTTCGTCTTGGCAAAGTAATGCAACACTTCCAACTTTCATTCCAAAGTCATATAACACTTTAGCTAATTTAATTCTTTCACAGTTCATATCTCTAAATGTTTTACCACCAGATAATCCGAGTCCGAATGTTTGCATACCAACACTTGCACCAGTTGCACATACATCTTGCGATTGAGCAGAAAATGATGGTGCTGCTGCTGTAGGTGGAGAAGATTTTATATTAGATGTAGAACTATTTGTACTTGTACTTGTAGATGTACTTCCAGATTCATATGTAGTTGCACCTCCTGTGTACCCACCTTCTATTGCTGTGTTACTTCCAGTTGTGTTTGTTTGTGTAGAACCTGCATAAGCATTAACTGTAGAAAATATTAAAGTTAACCAAAGTATAACTAATATTGAATATGATACTGGTTTTATGTATTTCACTTTCGATAACCACGACCTGTCTTTCTATTTCCCCATAGCTTTTGCCATGACCAAATACTAATTTTACTAGAGTAATGACTTAATCTTTCTAAGAAAATATATACTATTCTATCCATTATTTTTTTAGTTTATTCATTGTAGTTACACCAAATGATGCTCCTACGATGGTTAAAATAATATACCAGAACATAGGATCAGCAAATTCTAAAATTTCCCATCCTCTTAACATAGTTTCTTGTGTGTAAGGAATAAAATGACTAGCAAGGATTAACGTAAAGAAAACTACCAACCACTCATCTTTCCACGAATGTTTTTGTTGCCGAATTTGTTCAACACTTATTGTTTTCGCAGCTTCTATTTCAGCTGCTCTAATAATCTTAGTCTTTTCAGCTTTGTGTTGAAAATGTGACGAAGCTTTAGAAATAACCATTTTAGTCAATGGGTTTTTTAAAAGAGGAAGAATAAAATTAAGCATATCTCCAAACATTAGGTCTTACTACATATTTTTCTCCTACATCAACATCACACCAATCTAAGTGTGTAAAGCTTTTAGCTATACCTAACCCTAAAGGTCTAGGTGTATAATGTAATCCAAATCTTAATAACTCATACTGTGATTGTGTGTTTGTAGATATATCAATTGCAAATCCTGTTGTATGTGGCCCATCTTCTCCTGTACTTGATACCGAACTATTATGTTCTGGACATCTATAAGCTGAAGTAATTACAACTGATTTACCTGTATGTGTTCTATAACTTTGTAAAAAGTCTAAAACAATAGGTGAAATCTTTAAAGCATTACAATGAGTACAAACAAATTCTTTTGCTGAAAAATTGTACCATCTAGCTGTGTCCCATTGATCTGCAGAAGTTATCATCTATGACACCAATTTAAAAATTGAATCCATTTTCTGTGTGTTGCATCTTTAAATAAAGACCAATAGTTTTTTAATTTATCCATATAATTTTTCCAATCGATCCATAGAAATGAATTGACTTTCTTGAATTTGGTTATTCCATATTCCAAGTTCAACAATTCCCCAAGACCAACCTGTCATGTTAAGTCTTGCATACTCCTCTATGTACCCATATGGCAACGCACAACCTACATTAACAATCCTAACTGAGTTTTTATCGCCTATTTTAGCTTGTTTCCAATCTCTAAACTTATGTGTGTGGCCGAATACAATGTCATTAGTTGCATCATTAGCAATTTGTATTTCGCATTGTTTACCACCATATTCTTTACCCATAATGTTTAATGGACAATGAGTAAATGATACTCCACCTATTTTTTTAAAAGCACCATAAGGAGAGAACTTCCAATTACGCAATTTATAAGTATTATGTAATTCATCTCTCATCATACCTGCTATTTCTGGTATGTTTTCTTCAAACCTATATACACGTTGTTCATGGTTTCCAAAGGTAACGTGTCTAGGTATTCTAGGATTATCAATATGCTTATCAAGTAAGTCTATAGATGATCTTAGAGAGTCTATATCTACCATGTAAGCATCTTTAAGCTTACCTGCTTGAGTAGAGTTTTTCTGAAAGAAAGATAGACTATCAAAAGAAGCCCAATCTCCTATTTGTATTATATAGTCTGGTTTAATTGATTTAATATACTTACCCATCCATTTAAAACGATCTTGTTTTATATGTGGGCTATCATGTGCATCGCCTATAACGATAACTCTGTGACCTTTAAACATATTCTATTCCATAAAGAAATAAAATACTGACGCAATAAAACTACCTATTAAGATAATAATACTACCTGCACCTTTCCACTTATTCATATCGGCTTTCATTTCTTTAACATCCTTTCCTAGTTCATCGATTGATTTGATTAGTTGTTTCATTCTTTCAGAACATAATCTTTCATGTGATGAAAGTCTTACCCCAGTTGTTTGCTCTGTATACATCTGTACTTGGTTAAGTTTTTTTCTAGCCATATTAATAAACCCAAGACACCATTGAGTATCTGTTTCCTTTAGTTAATTTTTTAATTTCATGTGGATATAAAAAGTTGCTAGGAAAAATTATTGTTTCTCCTGCTTTTAATTTGTATTTAAACTTTTTACACATAATTAATTCTCCACCTTCGTAATTGTCATTTAATGCTGTAATAATAGATAGAGTAGGTATTCCACCTGATTGTCCATCATTTTTAAATAAATCATGTATATGGTCACAATGATTTTTCATTGAAGTACCTTTAGTGTATTGCATAAATTTTGGAAAAGAAAAACCATTCCAACCATTGTACCAATCCATTTTTTCTTTTTTTAAAAATACTAAAATATATTGTTCAATAATTTTAAACCATTTATCTTTTATTAAATCTCCAGTAGTTATAATTTTTTCATCTCTCAAAAATGAAACTTCTGGGTCATTACCTACAGTTTTTTTATCATTATTTTTAAGATTGTAAAAAGAATGTGTTTTATTTTTAAATGTATCTAAAGAATTAATAATTAATTTACATTGTTTTTTTGTAAAAAAGCCATCAAAAACTTTAATATAATCTTGAACTTTTAATTTCATTATTGATATTTGTAATTAATAATAACAATTCCTGAGCCACCATAACTTCCATCAGCATACTGTGATGATGAAGCTCCTTGACTTGTCCATGAACCTGCACCACCTGCACCTAAATAATTTTCTGCTCTTAAAGAACCATAAGCATAAGAAGAAGGATAACCACCACCTGCATCTCCACCACCACCAGTTCCACCTTCGCCACCATTTGTAGAATAAAATCCTCTACCACCACCACCACCTGCGTAAGTAACTGAAGAACCAGTTATTGAATTTGCTAAACCATTACCACCATTTCCACCACCAGAACCACTACCAGACGCACCTGCTCCTGATGCTCCACCACCACCACCACCTGCTTCAGGGTGTGGGTCGTAACCATTTCCACCATTGTTTCCTTGACCTGATGTTCCTGAACCTGCTGTAACATTGCTATCTCCTTTACCACCACCACCAGAACCACCATTACCTAGTGAGCCACCATTTTGGTCTGCTTTACCACCACCAATAGCAGTTAATCCGAATAATGTACTATCGCCACCTTGCCCATCAGAATTGTCGCCAAAGCCACCTCCACCACCAACAACTAAAGCATAATTTTGTACTGTAACAACTTTGTCATAAGTAGATGTTGCTCCATTAGTAAGTAAGCCACCTGCTCCACCACCACCTGAACCACCTGAACCACCACCTGCTACCATTAAGTACCAAACTTTATTTCCATAAGTGCTGTTAGTTCCAAGTGATGTAACATTCCAAGTAAATGCTTTGTTAGTATCTGCTGTATCTCCACTTGCATCATTTTTAAATGTGTGAATTTTATAATCTCCTGAATAAGAAATTGCACCACCTGTAGCTTGTAAATATATAGGTGGATTTTGTACTATAATATTGAAATCTCTGTCAGCAGTTTTACCATTTGCTGTTGCTCTAACTGTAAATGAATAAGTTGTTGAACCACCTACTGATTGGTCTGTAGGGTCACCAGATAATACACCTGTTGAAGTGTTTAATGAAATTCCTGAAGCTGATAAATTACTTCCAACTTCTGAAAATGTTATTGTATCTCCATCTGGGTCTGATGCTGATAATGTAAAATGTGTTCCAGTTACATCATGATTAACAGTTCCTAAATTTCCTGCTGAAGTTGTCCAAGTAACAGGATTATCTACATTAATTACATTTGATAATGTTCCAAATTGATTAGTAGAGTTTGTAATTTTAATATCATATGGCTCTTTAGAATTAACAAAAGAAGATTTAGGTATAACTGCTGTAATTTGAGTTCCACTATTAACTGTTGTTGAACTTGCTGTAATTATTGTTCCATCATTACCAATAAAAGTAGTTACATCTCCTGTAGAAAAGTTTCCACCTGCAATTACAAATGTTTGATTGCCACCTGCTCCACTATCTACTTCTACATCATCAACTGAACTTACTGTTGGTGTAGCAAATATTTCTGTTATGCCTGATGAATTTTTAGCTTCAAATCTATTTGTATCAGAATTGTATCTAACTTGACCAACTGTAGAACCTCTTTGTCCAGTTGAACCTACAGATACTTTAGTACCTGCTGTACCACCATCACTTATATTATCTGGTAATCTAGCATTAGGTAAAGTTCCTGTAGTTAAAGCACTTGCGTTATCACTTGCAGGTACATTATCTAAACTAGCTGATTTTACATCACCATTTGCGTCTAGTAAGTCTGCTATGTTTCTTGCTTTAGTCATTAATTATTTTCCTTGCAGTTGCATTGTTTAATTTTAAATATTTTACAAATTATGTTTTTAATAGTTTTCATATTTTTTTATCCATTAGTATTGAAGTGAAACACCTCTTATTCTAGCTTCTTTAGAACCACTAGATTGATTAGCAAAAGATATTTTATATTTTAATTGTGTTCCTGCTGTAACAGCTAAGTCATTAACTTTAGCCATTTTGATACCAGTAGAATAATTAGGTAAAGCTGAAAGTGTAGCTGTACTCCAGTTACTTCCATTGTCTGCTGATAACTGTAAAATAATATCTGTGTTTAAAGTGTTTGTTCCTGCATTATCTTGGTAAGTTATAATCGCACCCATTTTAGATGTGCTTGATGGTGCTGTAATTACATTAGATATAAAGTTTCCAGTTGCACCAACATTATATCCTTGAGTGTATGTTTTAGCTTGTGTATAACTTAAATTAGCATCACCCCATACAGCACTATTAGCTGTGTATTTTAAATACCTTGCAGTAAATTGTGTGAAGCCTGTTAATTTTAGAATTACACTATCTTGGTTTCCTGAATGTACTGCCCAATCAGCAGTACCACTACTTGTAAAATTAGATAAAGCAGGTTGTGAACCATTATAATTGACTGTAGTTTGAGTAGTGTTTACTAAATTAACAGGTGTGTAAGTACTATTATCTGTACTGTATGATACTGTAATACTTGTTGCATCTCCATTAGCTTTTTTCTTTCCTAAATCTAGTGTATGAATAAGTTTACTACTACCCCAATCAAATGTTTGGAAACCACTTGTTGAAGAATTAGTTGTATAAGCTGTTTGGTTAGTTGCAAGTCCATCTTGTGAATGTGCTACTGCATTATTGTCTTCAACTATATTACCACCACCTATTGCTGTGGCTATATTAGTATTTGCTACCAATGAACCTAAAACTTGTGAAGAAACAAATTCTCCAGTATCTCTTGCACTTGTTGTAAATGAAGCAATCCCAGAACTGTCTTGGAATACATCAACAAAACTAGAGTTAGTATTGTAAGCTATAGCATTTTCTGTTGTTGCACTTCTTAAAGCTATTGTAGATAAATCATTAACAATATCATTATCGTCAAAAGAAGTTGCGTGTTGAGATACACTTGATGCTGAAATCCTAGCATCAGCTAAAGTACCTGTTGTAATTTTTGCTGTATCTAAATTTGGTATTTGACTTGCTGTTAGTCCAGTTAAGTCTGCACCACTAATATTATATTTTACTGATTTATATGTTGTCATAATTATTTATCCTCTAATAGCCACCCATTTGTTGAATTGTAATAAACTAGAGAAAAACCTGCTCTTTCAGTTGTTACATCTAAATTTGCTGAAGCACCTTGAATTTTGCTACTGCCATAAAGTATTGTTAAATCGTTTGTGTCAAAAGTTCCTGACACATCAAGAAATCTTATTGTGTCACCTATTGTTCCTGCAGGTAAAGTTACATCAACTGCATTACTTGTAGTATCTACAAAATAATTCTTTTTAGTTTCTGCTGTAAAGTCTGCTGATTTACTTTCCCATATTGAACTTGTTGTTCCAAATTCTAAAGCTGTTCCACCAGAATTAACTACTAATGCTTGTCCTGCTGATCCAAAAGTGCTTGGTGTATCTGTTAAATCTTTAATTGATATATTGGCTAATTCAAATGTACCATATGTTATTATATCTACAACATCTGCTGCTGTTAATGCACTAGCAAATACTAATGAAGTTCCAGAACTAGCTGTTACATCAGTACCTAAAACTTGTTTTATACCATTTAAAAAAATATCAACAAATCCTGCATCGTATGCTAAAGTTTTACTTGAAGCTTCCGAATATCCTGTACCAGATGCACCAGATAAAGTTGTTGGTGTTCCAGTAATATTATAAATATATCTTTCTGATGTTCCATTAACTGTGCTACCTGCTGCTGCCCATCCAGAAGATTTGTAAACTTTTAATTCATTAGCTGTTGTGTCAAAATATAAATCACCAACATTTAAAGATGATGATGGAGCTGAACTTGAAATTCTATAAAGATCTGCAAAATTTTGAACTGCTGCTAAATTTGTATTAACAGTATTAATTGCTCCTATAGCATTACCAACATTATTTACATTAGTGTTTGCTGAAGCTACAGTATTAATATTTGTTGCATTTGCATTAACTGCATTAATTGCTGAAGCTGAATTGTTTATTGTTGTAATTGCACTAGACATACCAGCAACTGTTGTTACGTTAGCTTTAATATCTTCTACTGCTTGAATATCAGCTGAAATATTTTTAACTGCTGTAACATCTGCAGCAATACCAGCAACTACACCAATGTTTGTAATAACATTACTTGCGTTTAAATTATTAATATTAGTTATTGCACCTGCAACTGCATTAATATTAGAAACTGCATTACCAACTATATCAACATTAGTTATAGCATTTGCTACAACTTCAATTTCAGAAGTTGCTTCGTTTAAATCATCTGCTACAGTTTCTACTTCTGAAACAGCTTCTGCTAAATCATTTGCAACTGCAACAACTTTTGCAATATCTGCAGCTACTGTATTTACTGAACCTATTGATCCAGCTACTAAATTTATATTTGTTGCGTTTCCTGCAACTGAAGTTACATTACTTGCAATATTTCCAACTGTTACAATATCACTAGCTATTGCTGCTACTGCTGAAACGTCTGTTATATCTTGGTCAAATTCTAATGCTGTTCCTGCTGAGTTTACTGATAATATTTTATTAGCAGAAAGGTTAGGAAAAGTTAATCCATATGTATTTGATGTAGTTGCTGCAGCTTGAGGAGAAAATTTAAGATCTCTTTCTACTTGCTGTATCATAGCAACAACTTTATCTAATTCTGTATTTAATGATCCAATTTGAAAAGCACCAGATGTTGGAAAATCAGTAGATCTTTCTACTGCCATATCTCTGTAAATAGTATAAATTACTCCGTTAGTAGATGCTCCACCTAAAGTAATAGATCCACCTCCACTTACACCTGCTCCCGATACCGAATATTGAGATGCACTAGATGGTGTTGCTGCATAAGTTAATAATGAACTTCCTGCATATACTTTTAAATCTGCGTTAGTAAAAAACTCAAAACCAACAGCAAATGTAGTTTGCGTATTAGCAGCAGTATATTGTACTCTAGGAGTAGTGT